GAGGGTACTTTCCCAGATGCAGCATATTTTGCTAATGCAGCAGGTACTAATAACGCATACCATATTAACCGTACTTACTTTTATCCAAAAGATTATGCAGGTGGTATAGTAACCATGACGCTTAAGATGTATAAAACATCTGGAGTAACTACTGCTGATTTCGCTGATCTATTTATTCGAAGGGTTGCATAAGCAATCTTAATTTTAATCATCTAATCTCAAAGAGGACAATAAGATGAATTCCACTCAACAGATCCACCAAGTAGAACTTTCCATTAATGAGGCCAAAAGGCAAATTGATAGAAAGAATGCATTGGTTCGATTGTCAAATAACAAAGAATATAAAGAAATTTTCCTGGATGGTTATTTCAAAGAATTTGCTATTCAGCAGGTAATGTTAAAATCAGAGCCGGCTCAACAGGATGCAAAGAACCAGGAAATCATTGTTAAAAACATTGATGGTATTGGTGCATTGAGAACACATTTACAATCCATTATGGCTTTGGGATATCGATCAGAAGAAGCTCTTCGAGATGATGAAATTACTCGAGAAGAATTACTTGCTGAAGAGGCTGCTGCATAATGGCTGAAGCACAATTACAGGAACCAGAAGATATTCTGAATCTTCCTGATGATCAATTACCTGAGTATCCTCCTGAGGCTGTCGTAGAAGCCCCTGAAGAGACTAACGATGACGATGACAACACTGAGGACAAAAACGATGAGCACAATGAAGCAGAGAGCCCTGAGAGCGATGAACCAGGGGAAGAAGAGGATGATGGCACAACCGACGAAGGAGAAGACGACTCCGAAAGTGGAGAAGGAGAAGATCTCGAAGAGCCAGGAGAAGACTCTGAACAAGGATCAGAATCCTCCGAAGAAGGTGAGCAAGAAGAAGGTAACGAAGAAAAAGTAGTTACCAAACCCAAGTCACAAGCAAAGGGGAACAAAAATACAACTGAAACTGATGTTGTGGCATTATCGCCAGAACAGCAGTTGAAACAATTGTTTGCACCATTCAAGGCCAATGGTCGGGATATGCAAATATCGTCTGTTGACGATGCAATGACACTCATGAAAATGGGTGCTAATTACAATAAGAAGATGCAAGGGTTAAAACCCAACCTTCGACTTATGAAAATGCTCGAAAATAATAAGCTCCTCGATGAGGAGAAACTGAGTTTTCTAATTGACCTGCAGAATAAAAACCCTCAGGCCATAGCAAAGCTCGTTAAGGACAGTGGATTCGATGCCATTGACCATGATGAGGATAATACTGACTACACTCCCGGTACTTACACCGTAAATGAAAATGAAGTTAATCTGGATATGGTGCTTGATGAAATCAAGGACACACCTACATTCCAAAAAACTATCGATGTCATTAGCAAAAAGTGGGATGCTGACAGTCGGAAACTCGTACAAAATGATCCAAGCATCATTCGTAAAATCAATGAACAGATGGAGTCCGGTTTATATGACCAACTTATGAACATTGTTGAGAATGAAAAAGCACTGGGTCGATTGACCGAGATGTCGGACTTACAGGCTTACAAGCATGTGGGTGACTCTTTACAAGCACAGGGTGCGTTTGCTCCGCAACCTCAAGCCAATGGAAAGAAGACCACACAGAAAAAGCCTCAGGATCCCAAGTTAAAAAATCGAAAGAAGGCTGCGGCCAACACAAGATCCAAACCAGGAAAGAAGCAAATGGGTATTGACCCATTAAACCTTTCTGATGAGGATTTTGCTAAGTTGGATCCAGCATTAATGTAATTCAAATTTAATTTTTAGGAGTTTAAAATGGCTGATACAGTCTATACAAAATCCGATACCCAACATCAGAGTTACCGCGATCCTGTTGCTGGTGGCACTGAGTCAAGTATCGGTCCTCAAATCCGTACCGATTATTATGCTAAAAAAGCACTAATCGATCTCAAGAAGGAACAGTATTTTAGCCAGATGGCGGATACTACTTCTATGCCCAAGCACATGGGTAAAACAATCAAGAAGTTTCATTACCTGCCGTTACTGGATGATCGTAATGCCAATGACCAGGGTATCAATGCTGCTGGTGCAGTAACTGTTGCTGAGACCTTTTGGGATATCGGTGGCCAAATGGCAGACGGCTCTACTAATGTATTGCTTGGTCATCGTGCTTCTGTAAATGCAGATGGTACTGAACATGTTCTTACAAATGTTCAAGCTCAAGCTGAATTTGCTGAAGAGTTCCCTGATGGTGTGTATATCAATGGTGAAATGGTTAAGGCCGGCACCGTTGCTGGTGGTGTTGCTGGTGCAAATGCACTGACTGTGAAGACTACTACAAGTGCTGGTAACCTGTATGGTTCAAGTAAAGACATTGGTACCATCGTTGGTAAGATGCCGGCACTGTCTGAGCATGGTGGTCGTGTGAATCGAGTTGGATTCAAGCGTATCGAACTGGAAGGTACTCTGGAGAAATTTGGTTATTTTGACGAATACACCCAAGAGTCTTTGGACTTTGATACCGATGCTGAGCTGATGACCCACATCAACCGTGAGATGCTTCGTGGAGCCAATGAGATTACTGAAGATGCTCTTCAGGTTGATCTGTTGAATTCTGCAGGTGTTGTACGATACGCTGGTGATGCAACTGCTGTTGTGGAAATTGGTGAAGATCATGTTGTTACCTATGGTACTTTGCAGAAACTGAGCAAAGATCTGGACGATAACCGGACTCCAAAGAATACGAAGATCATCACTGGTTCTCGTATGATTGATACCCGGGTAATCGATGCAGCACGGTATATTTACATCAGTTCTGATCTGACCATCCAATTGAAAAATATGGTGGACGGTTTCGGTAATCCTGCTTTTATCCCAGTACAACAGTATGGTGCAGCCACTACCCTGGCTACCGGTGAGATCGGTTCTATCGATCAATTCCGTATCATCGAAGTACCTGAGATGGCTCATTGGGCCGGTGTTGGTGTAGCTGGTGCGAGTACAGTGGCACATACCACTGGGGATGTAATTGATGTATATCCAATGCTGGTTGTTGGTGATGAGTCTTTCACAACTGTTGGTTTCCAAACTGACGGTAAGTCTGTGAAATTTAAAATCATCCATAAGAAGCCTGGTAAGGATATTGCTGATCGAAATGATCCATATGGCGAAATAGGATTTATGTCTATCAAATGGTACTACGGATTCATGCTTCTTCGCCCTGAACGCTTAGCAGTAATCAAAACAGCTGCTTTGCTGTAGTAAAAAAAGTCCTTCTTATATTAGTGTAACTAGGATAAGATAGCCTCTCACTAATATGAGAGGCTATTTTTATGCGTTTAATTAAAGAAACAGGTATGGGGTTTTTGAAAGAAAACTCACAGCAAAAAGTTAGAATAGGTTTATTTGAATGTCCCGCTTGTCATAAAATAATGGAACGGGCCTATCATGCTGGAATGCGACAACAAACATGTTGTACTATTACAAATAGGCAATTGGAATTACATGGTATGGTTGGAACTCGTGTGTATAAAATATGGCAAAATATGAAAACACGTTGTTATTACCCAAGTCATAAATCGTATAAAAATTATGGAGGAAAAGGAATAATTGTATGCCCTGAATGGAAAGATTCTTTTCATAATTTTTGGGAAGATATGCGAGAAGGTTATGATGATTGTTTGACTATTGATAGACGAGATAGTACAAAAAACTATGTAAAGAGTAATTGCAGATGGATACCTTTAGCAGAAAATTCTGGGAGATCCCGTGCAAAACAAACAATTCAGTTATCTAAAGAAACAGGGATACTTATTAAAATTTGGCCATCAGCACGAATAGCAGGGTTAGAATTAAATATTGATCCAAGCTCCATAGCAAAAGTTTGCAAAGGGCATAAGAAATCCGCTGGAGGGTTTATTTGGCAAAACTGATGTATACTCTTACTTTATTGTAAATAGTATCAGTAGTTGGTAGAGGGTCCGACTCCCCGGGGCGTAGCCCAAGGGGAGGAGGAATCCTTTTTTATTTTTATTTAAAAGAGAAATTATTATGAGTGACCAAACAGAAAACCAGGGGACTGGAAGTGATTTGGATTCTTTGAAGGCTCAAGCAGCTGACTTAGGAGTTAAACATCATCCGGCAATGGGAGCTGAAAAGCTTCAGAAATTAATTGATAAGCACCTGGCTGACGAAGAACCAAAACCAGTCCATGTGCAACCTACGGAAATCATGACAGTATCTGAAATTACAGAACTGCAGGAACTTCGTAAAATGAAATTGGAATTGGATGCTAAAAGTAAAAAAGCACCTGTTCTTACTGAGTCTCAAAAGAGAGCAGCAGTAATCAAAAAAGCGGGTAAATTGATACGTATTCGTGTTACTTGTATGAATCCCAATAAACGAGATTGGGAAGGGGAAATGTATACTGTTTCCAATGATTTAGTAAAATTTGCAAAGTACGTACCATTCAATAATGATGAAGGTTGGCATGTACCTCAGATGATTTTGAACCATATGAAAGAACGGCAATGTCAGGTATTTTTTACTTCGATTGATGATCGTGGTAATAAGACCCGAAAAGGGAAACTAGTCCCTGAACTGGCTATTGAAATTATGAGTCCTTTGACAGTTACTGAGTTGCAAGAATTGGCTCAAAGACAGTCAATGGCTAAAGGCGAAGCTGCTTAATAATAACCTGGAATACTTAGATGGCTGATTGTACTGAATTTGAAGATGTTGTAATCCCCCCTGTGGGCTTACCAACCATACCTGATGGTATGACCACTGATGTGGTCACTGATGGTTGTGTGGATGGGAAAGGAATTTATGATAACTTCATGCAAGCACACCTTGATGCAATCCATCAAGAATATGCTAAGCAGCGTATTAAAGGATCTGAGTATTCCAAAGTTTATCTCGGTGGTATGCAAGCAGCAATGCAAAATGCTGTTGGCTTTGCTCTCGGGAAAGATGAAGCAGCTGCTAAAGCAGAATTGGCTCGATATGCTATTGTAAAAAGTGCATATGATATTGAATTAGTAAAAGCTCAAGTATGTCTGGTCAATGCTCAAATTGATGAGATGCGCGGTAAGGCTAAATTGGTAGAAATTCAGTGTTGGACAGAATTATCTAAAATACACAGTACTCCTGTTCAAGTGGCAGCTGTACCAGATGTAGAAGCTTTACGTGCCAAAGGTATTACTGATGTTCCTGATATCACTGGTGTATTTGAAACTCAGATGCTTAAGACCGGTGCTGAAGAGTCCTTGCTTACTCAGAAAGAAATCACAGAACATTCTCAAACAAATAACGGTACCGCTGCTTCTCCATCTGTACCTTACACAGGACAAGCACTCAAACAACGTAATTTACTCCAACGTCAGGCAGATGGTTTTGTAAGGGATGCAGAAGCCAAAGCAGCCAAAATTATTGCTGATGCCCACAGTATTGAATTTTCTACATTGGATGGTGAGGGAACTGGTTTAAGCATAGAAGGTAGTGTTACTCAGGCAGAAGCAGCGTTTAGTAATGCAGGTAATGTACATTCTCCTGCTCTTGATTTACCAACTACTGATCCGTAATAATGTCTTGGTTTCACGAATCTGAGGTGTATGTAAATGTAATCACTAATAAACTTACTGATGCTGATACCACACCCATTAAAAATGCAGCAGTATCTTCTGTGTTACGTGATGCGGATATGACAGGCAATATTACTGCAGTCATGATGAATGGTTTAGGCGCCAAAGCAAAAAGATTTTATAAGTATGCTGAAAAAGGGAATTTTATGGATGGCTTACCTGAAGTTACTTTAGGTATTAATAATCTTGGG